GCCATGGTTCAGCGGCGCTGCTTTGGAATCATGATGCGCAGCGCTTGGAAGAGAAGCTGCAGCCAGCTGTTGGATTTGAGCGGCGAGACAGCGATCACCTCAGAACCTGCTGCTACGAGGATGGCGATCACCGCAATAGTGCTGGCATGATCCATGGCTAGCAGGATGGCGGACGTGCTTCCAACTTAGAGACGCGTTGTTCCACCGTCGATAGGCGGCCGAATGTTTCGCGGCGATCTTCCTTGATGTCTTTATGGAGCACCTCAAGCTGGGTGGCGATGTGCTCTACGGCTGAGGTAAGCCTGATCACTGCCTCACGCGCTTCGTCTGACTTGCGACTGAACCCAGCAGCACCCATGGCTGCGACGGAAATAGACGCGCCGGCAATGGCTGCGATGACTTCGATCATGGCGCCATGGGGCTACCGGTACAGTTTACCGGCCTTGCCCGCGGAGAGGTTTCTTGCCACGGCGTCGGGGGCGGCTGCGCTGACCAAACCCCTGGCGTGTGGTCTTGGGCGGCCCCGGTTGGTGTTCGAGGCGCGCGGTGCCGGTCTTGGCTTTTACTGCCACGGCACACCTTGGGCAGTGGTCGGAGTGCGCTGCTGATCAATCTGCCCCTGCAGTGCAGTCTGAATCTCAGCGACCTTTTCGTCACCGCCGAGTTTTTCCTTTACCCAGCCGATCACGATTTCAGGGGTGAGGTCGGCGTAGGGGATGACGTTACCTTCGGGCTGCTCTAGCCCCACGCTCCCGTAGGCGCCTGCGGAATAGGTGCCGTCGTTGGCATCCACGGTGTAATGCACCGTGAACACAATCCCGTCAGCGGTGTGGCGCTCCATCTGCGCCACGTTCCAAGTGAAAACGGTGTCAGCCATGGGTGTGATGGTGATAGGAGGAGTCTAGGGGTGGGTAGTGAAGGGGACTACTCGCTCTCAAGAGCAGCAACTTTCGCCTCAAGGGTTTCGATTGCCTGCTGCTGTCGCTTGATCAGGTTCAGCAGGTGGGGCACAAAGCGGTCGTACTGGACGCCTTCAGGTTCAAGCGTTCCGTCCTCTTCTTCTTTAAAGAAGCAAAGGCGCGGATCAATCGCTGCCACTTCTTCAGCAATGAAGCCCCAGTAACCCCAGTCAGGCTTATCGGCTTCGCAGGTTGACTGATACCAAACAGGGCGGCAACCAAGGATCGCATCTGCGTATTGATCCTGAATTGTCTCGACGTTGGTCTTGTACTTGATGGAAGATGTGGAGCGACGCAAGAAACCACTGGCATCTACGTTGACATTGGCGGCTGTTGCTGTTGTCGTGTTGTAAACGTAGGGCGCAACAAATGCACTGCCTGCAACACCCACTAAGGAACCGCTGCTATCAATGCGCCAACGCTCCGTCGGAGAACTCGCCCCATCCGAGGTCGTGGATAGTACGAGCCTGCCTGGCATGTCGTTAGCGCCAGGGGTGCCGTCTACTTGAGCGCGAATAAATGCGCCTACAGAGTTAAGAGTGGATCCATCATCGCCGGCAAACCAGATTGTTCCAAGCTCATCCCCGGACTGGACACTGGTGCGAGAGCCTGATGATGTGTTGCGACTTTTTACTAGGTGAACATTTGGGCCGAACTCATTGGCACTTCCTCTGATAAAAGAAGCGGCTCCTTGGTCGCCAACAAAGGTCTGATTTCTTGGTGAATCAAATACCGTTGTAACGCTAGAAGACGTACCAACCAGAAGGCGTCCCGAGCTATCGCACCTGAAGCGCTCGGCTCCCGCTCCAGAGCGCCAAATGTGCGTGTTGAAATCTTGATATTGAGTTCCTAGCGTTCCAGCAGACGCAATCTGGAAGTAATCGCCAGCGCTGGAGCTAGTAAAGATTGCTAGCTTTGAACCCGACTGGATAGAAAGCCCTGCTCCTGCATTTGCGGTTGTATTGGCATTCTTGATCTCGGCATAGGTTATAGAATCTTGATCTTTTTGAACAGTTAATAACTGCCCAGCCGTCGTAGTGCCAATCCCTACGTTGCCTAGTTCGTCAATAAGAACCCTAGTTGCAACCGTGCTGCCTGTCGCTGTGCGCAGAGCAATGGCACTGTTTGGTGAGTTGCCGACCGGGGCAAGATTTAATTGATCCCGTCCAGAGGTGAAGCTGTGATTGAGTATTACGTTGTTGACCGTGTATTGATTGCGTACAGCTTTCAAGCCTTCTCCGTATCCAATGCCGACAGCGCCAGACACATCAAGCAAGTTGACAGGCGCGCTATTCCCCACGCCCACGAGCCCTGAGTTGGTTATACGCAGGCGCTCGCTGTTGGTTGTCGACCCAGACGGTGTAGTGCCGAAGGTTATATAACCAGGAGACGAAGTGTTGCTAGTGGCACCATCCGAAACAAAGCGGACCCCGCCAATGCTTTGATAATTCGAGCCGTCATAAGCATTTCCACTTAAAAGACCGCAGATATAACCTCCAGCATCTACCACCGTTGGGGCAGATTGCGTTCCCTGGGCTCGGCGAAGGCCAAAGGTCGGGACAGCTGCATACCGATTGGAAAAGATTCCCGCTTGACCTACGACGTTGTTTGCCGAGACGTTCAATGTCTCAACCCCAGAGGTGCTGATGGCTACTTGGTCTGCGCCGGGTGAGTAAATGCCGGTGTTGGGGTCGCCGGTAAAGCTAAACGTCGGTGCTGCAGCCGTGCCCAGCGATACTGCCTCGATTTGGCCAGTCGCATCAATCCGCAGCCGCTCAGTGCCAGCAGTGGTGAAACTGAGTTGATCCGTAGCGCTGCGGTAGATGCCAAGGTTCGTGTCCCCATCAAAACTGATCGATGGCGCACTTGCTGTGCCCGATGGCACCAGCAGTTGACTCAAGGGGTATACACCCGATGATGGGATGACCCCTAGATAGCCAAGGCTCGTCCATGCTGTGCTGCCATTGCCAACCTTGACTTTGCCAGTATCAGACTCAATCCCGAGCTCGCCCGCTAGCAGCGTCGGGTTTTCAGCAGTCCAATTGGCGGCAGTATCGCGGCGTTGCTTCTGTAAGGCTGAAAGCGTGATACTCATCGGGATGCACCGGAATTGATTACATAATCGCGTGCCGGCGTACCGGACGCAGCACCTGCATCAAGGATATAGGTGCGGGCAGGACTGGCAGCAGCACCGCCACCATCGAAGATCAGATCAGAGAAATCAATGGCATATGTGACCAGCTGAACCTCAACGCTCCATAGATCACAAGATCCATCGGTGATGACTGGCGGACCGGCATAGCGCCATGCGTAGTCGCTGAGCAATGGAACTGGTGGCGTGGTGTAGCCGTTCCATAGCTCAGCCGATAGATAGAAGATGCCATAGCTGCCGTCCTGCGCGACATAGTGCGCCTTGATCAGATCCAGATCAGCCTCGCTGATATTGTTGAACGCCAGCTGTAGCGTCTGCTCCACACGGCGGTTGCCTTGCCGGTAGCCGACCGTGACGCCAGACAACGCCACACGCTGTACCTGAGGCACATTGCCAGGCACATAGGTGCGGACCGATGGGATTAGAGCGGGAAATGTCATGGCTAGATCGGCACCGTTTCCAGTTCTACGGTGAGGCTGTATCGCCGTGGCGATGCGATGCTCACATCAAAGGCGCCGGTATAACGCCACTTGTAACTGACTGAGCTGACCGGCGGCGTGGTATAGCCACCCCACACTGCAGCCGATACATCGAATGGAATCAGGCTGCCCTCTTGGCCGGCGTAGTGATCCAGAATCTGCTGCGCTTCGGATTCGGTGAGGTATTCGTAGCCCAGCGTCAAGCGTTGCGCGATATAGGCGGAACCTTGCTTAAAACGCACCTCACCGCCACTCGTGCCTTTGTATACCTGCTGCGGTATGTCGCCCAGGGTGAGCGATCTTGTGCGCGGTGCCAGCGAGGGGAAAGTTGCCATTAGACGACCGTGAACGTGCCATTAAGCACTTCATTGCTAATCGTAGGCACGGTGCTGCCATTGACGGGGAACTGCGAGGCTTCGATGGTGGTAGTGCCATCGGTGCTGTGGTCGAGGGATGTGATCTGGTAATACTCTGTCTCAGTGCGGTTATCGCCAGCACTGCTGATACGCTGCTTTTGCACCCTGATGATGTTGGTGGGAATTAGGCCGGTGGTGTCGAGCGTGGTCTCGAACTCAATTGAATGCACCGAATAACGCCGCCGGGCCAGGAAGTGCTTGGCGTAGATAATTGCGTGATTGCGGTTTGAGCAGAAGTCCGACATGTCGAACTGTTCAACGGGGGCATCCAAGGTCACGCCGCTGTAGCGCACTTGCACGCTTTGCTGTGTGCCGATGGCGTCAGGGTCATTCTTGCGGAATAGGACGGCGACATTCACGTCAGACTTTTCAGCTGCACTGACATAGGTTTTGCTGTAACTGCCTGGCAGGATCTCATCCTCTGTAAACGTAGCCGCGGGCGATAGCGTCGAGGTGCTGATTTGCTGGCTGCCATTTAGTGGCAGCACTGGGGAGAATCGATATTGCCCGCCAGTAGAGATGAACGACAGCAGAAAGAAGGGGGCTGTCTCGCTGATCAGTTCAATGATGTTTACCGACTCAGAGATAATGCCATTGAACTGCAGGCTGTAGTTATTGCAAAACGTCGCCACCGATGGCATGTTCGTGGTCAAGATTGGCCGGGACACATCAGGCGTTGTACCAGCTGTCTGCCGCTTGAAGCTGGCGAATAGGTACATGGCCAGATCTACCAGCTGATTACTGGCGCCTTGCGTGCTGCCAGCTGCGTCCACGCTGTAGAGCGCCACGCGGACGCCTTGCTCGTAGTAGATCGAGATTTGCCGCGCTGTGGTTGGATAGGATCCGGCCTCCGGCGGATCGTAGATATCGCCAACTATCTTCAAGAAGGTGATGTCTGCGTAGGATGAGTTATCAGCAGTTGGCGTACTGGCGGGGTCGGCGTATTTGCTGACGACATACTCTGTTTGCACGCCATCAAGCGTGCCAGTGCAAGCAGGCAGACCTGAATCATATTGGTTTGTGGTGCTTACAACGGTCCATTTATCTGTAATACTTCCGCTGGAACCGATAGCTGCATAAAGGCTGGGATCAGGGGCAAGGTAGCCAAGAAAAGCAATGAAATCCTGTACGGCGCCAACGGCGCCACAGGGGGGAGATCCCGTTGTAGTAAGATTAAATACATATTGTGTGCCAGGTGGTATGCCTAGATAGCTATTCCAAGCGGTAGTAATATCTGCTCCGGTAACGTTGTCGAAAATCTGAACAGTGGCAAGAATCGCAGCATTGGTGGTATCGCCTGACCCTCTGGCAACTTGCCGCGCTCCCCAATAACTAGTTGCGACATAATCTGATCTATCAACCCATTCACCTGATGTGCCGATTACATCAGTGATGTACGAATAGGTGTCATTGCCACAATACAAGCCCGCGCCAAGAATTGGGCAGGTGCCAGGAGATCCTGCAAGCGTTGCGGCGCTGTTGTAAATATTGCTGATCGTGATCGTCTGATCCTCTAAGAATGCCATGCAGCGCAGGCCAACCCATGTGCGGTACTTGACGGGGCTACTGACAATCTCACCCTGGCTGACTGGAAATACAAAGCTGCCTTTGAAGAAATAGGATCCGGCCTTGACCAGTGCTGGCTGAATCCAGACGCCGCCGCTATTGCTCACGCGCTTGCCAAACAGGATGGGCACGGTTTCGCCAGCAACAGCAATCCGCTGTTCTGCGCCAAGATCAGCCTCTGGTGTCTTGCGATTGCTAGGTGAACGGTCTTTATTGCTGATCGATTGATTGGGTGATGATTTGGGCGCAGGAAAGCCACAAACCTCCTGTGTTGTATTTACAATTGGCTTGCGTCGCTTTAGCTTGCGCCTGGCCGCTTTGCGATCCTTTTGGTCGCCTTTCTTTTTGTTGTCCTTCTCTCGATTACTCACGAGTCGCACTCCTTGCACTTATTAAGGAGTGCGGCAAGAACTACAGGGGGCAATAGGGAAGTGCATTCTTTAATGCATTCCACGCCATGCAACTCTGTGCCATCCTGCGCAATGTAAACGCGCTGCGTGCCTTCTACTGCCAATGTGACGCCTTGCTGGCTGCGGCCATCAGCGCATTGCACTGTCATGTTGATTCCTGCAATAATGCGGCTCATCGTCCCGTGAACCTCCCGATCAGATCAGAAGCAACCTTGCGTGTCGGCACCTGCGGTTTAGTTTTGTCAATCATTGGGCTTACTGTCCACGATACAGAATCCTCGTCGACCTGCGCGCCATCAATACCGCCAATGTAACGGCTGATCAGTTGCGCGCTACTAGGGTCCACCGCGTCCATTCCAGCATCCTGCAGATAAAGCGATGCAATCACTAGGCGATTGGTGCCAATGGCAGTATCGGTCAGATCGATCACGTCGCCAGTAGCTGCAATCTCGACCGCAAGATCGCCAATGCTGTTGGCGGGCCGCAATGCAAAGCCAGATGCAGTAAATGGTATATAAACAAAATCGCCTTCTACATCGCTATCAATTAGCGACATATCTTGCGGCACCGGATAAAAGTTCTGCCAGCGCCTAGTCGGCATTCGCTTGCCGCCGCTATAAACGCTGTTGCGGTCGGCGTAGTATTCAAGAAAGCACAGCAGATCGTACTCAGCCATTACGTTAACCCTAGGGAGCGCCGCACGCTGCTGTCGCCAGCCAGCAGGCTGAGCGTTTGATTGACGCCAGCTTGAACTGCAGCGCTAAGGTCTTCAGTGGTGACAAAATTGGTGCCATCCATCTGCGTAACCGGGCCGGTTTGAATGCTGACGCTGGCGCCGCCGGGGATCACCATGCCACCTTCAGCAAAACGCGGAATAGCGGCCGGTCCACGTACGCCAGCCATCCAATTAGCGGCAAACGCATTTGCCTTGGATTGCGGCACGATGTATTCCGGTTCGCCGCCTTCGCCCACCATGGCCAGAGTCGGGCCGCTAACCACGCCGCCTTCAGCGAACTGAGGGATGCTTGGCATTGGCAGCATTGGAATTTGCGGCAACTTAAGAGCAGCCAATGCACTATTGGCACCACGGATTACGCCATTGATGGCGCCAACGACGCTACCGATTGCGCTGCCAATGCCATTAAGGATTTGATTTACAATGCCACGCACTGATTCAAACGCTGCTTTGAATGGTGCTGTGATCGCATCGGTGACAGCCTTGAACGTGTTGGCGATGCCCTGAACTAGCCCGCTGATCGCCTCGCTGATCGGCTGCACAAAGTTCACATTTACAAACTCGACGACAGCCTGAAAACCCTGAATGACAGGATCAATAAATACCAGTTGGAAGCCCTGCGCAGCGTCCTGCAGAAACTTGCCAATCGCTTGAAACGCTTGACCGATCTGATCGCGGAATGCGTAGATCGCCACGCCAGCCGCAACAGCAAGCGCAACCCAACCAACCGGGCCGCTGAAGACGCCGATCAGGATCCGGCCAACTGTCAGCAGTGCAGGGCCAATCTGGCCAATGACCGGAATCCATCCGGTAATCGTTGCACCAAGCTTAAGTCCAGCGAGAAGCTGGAATGCTCCCACTATTGGTGTTAGCACAGGCGCAAGGATGATCGCGGCAGCAGCGATGCCACCTAAAGCGATTGCGAAATCCTGCACCGGCTTCGGCAGACCGCTGAACCATTCGGCAAAGTTTGCAATGTTTTGAGCTAGTTGCGTCAGTGTTGGTAGCAATGCCGTGACTGCATCATTAAATGGCCCCGCTACAGATCTGGCAATTGCATTTAAAGCATCGTTGAACTTATCCGCCGCCTGTGCCATCTCAGTATCAATGGTCGCCGAGTATTGGCTAAGTGCCTCACGACCGCCATTCAACATCGGAATCAGGTTCATGCCTGATTTACCGAACAGCTCCATGGCTAGCGCAGTTTTTTCCGCGCCATCTGGCATCTTGGCGAACTTATCCGCCAGGTCCAGCATAATAGAATCAACGCTGCGAATCTTGCCCTGAGCATCCGTCGAGCTAATACCAATCGCTTTCAAGGCTTCATTGGTTTTGGATGCGGGATCAACAATCCCTTTCGATAGCCGCCCCATCGCCTTGGCGACTTCATCGATGCTGCTTCCTGAATCCTCTGCTGCAGCGCCAAACTTGCTCAACAGCGGCACCGCAACGCCCGTGCGCTGACTGAGATCGTTGAGGTTATCGGCTGCATCAATAGCCTTTTTACCCATGGCCGTCAGGCCAGCAATGCCAGCAGCAGGTATTAATGCACCCATCGCACCGCCGATACCAGCCGTGGCTCCCTTTAATCGGCTAAACGTGCCAGACAGCCCAACCGCCTCTTTGTTTGTCTTGCCAAGCGCACGATCCAGACTCTCGATCTGGGCCAGACCGTCAACCTTTGCTCTGATCGTCAGGGCTGTTGTCATGTCCAGCGCCATGGCTACTTCTTGCGCTTGTTGACCGCTGCAACCACTGTAGCCTCCATGGCTTGCAAGTCACCCAAGACTTCGGTCGGATCAGTGATCTGCAGCAGATCAAAGACCCAACGCACGGCGCCATAGTCCAAACCAATCAGCGTGCCAGAATCTGAGCGCCATTGCGTCTGCACCTTAAGGAACACGCGCACGGCTGGCCATGCGTCTGGCTCCACCTCATAATTGACGGCCGCTTTGCTGGGTGGTGGTTCGATGCCGAAGATAGCCGCATCCTTTGCGGTTTCATCCACTTCCATCCCACCAAGCCAGTGCTCAGCGGCCCCGATTAGTTTTTTCTCTTCTGCTCCACCAGCGATTCAAAGTAGGCCGCCACAAGCGAGCCAGCCATCATCGGCACATCCAACAGCTGGGCCTTAAAGGCATTGCTGAATGGGACGGGTTCACCGTCGCCATCAATGATGCCATCCCATCCCACAAGGATCTCAGCTGCAATGCTTTGATCACTGACGCCCTCGCCGGAATCCTCGCCACGCTCTGCTGCATTCACTCGCAGCTGCACCTCGCGCTGGATTTCATTGATGCGGCTCTGGGGCAGCCGCTTGAACTCAGCATCAAAGGTCTGCCGCTCCCGCTTGCCACCGTTGGCCGGAAGCTTAATGCTCACCGGCCAGGTGTAGGAGTCCGACTGCTTAAGGACAAAAGCCACGCGGATCAGGTAAAGACAATCTCCATCTCATCATTGCCTGAATCGGTCGGTGTGGCAATGTACGGCAGCGTCAGCATCTGGATACCATCCTCATCGCTGTAGGACGGGTTGCCCAGATCGATCTGATCGGCGCTGAAAGTGACGATGTTGCCGGGGACCTGCCCGTGCTGGAACGTCAGGTTGCCGGTGCTGTTGCCGGTGGCATCGTTGAAGAAGTTGTGAGCCGTGACCGAGACGGCCTCGATCATCACCTCACCAGCAGGGGCCCGGTTGGTGATGATCACTTCCTTGGTGCAGCCCACGAGCTCGCGGTAGACCAGCTCATTGGCCAGTTCCATCGTGAAGCTCTGCAGACAGCCGGCATAGCTGAACACTTGGAAGCCAGTGGTGTTGCCCTGCTTGAACACCACCGGATCAGCCTGATTGGCGTAGGTGGGGGTGCTGATGGCCGATGCGGTCGGGGCGTTGTAAATGCCGGTGAACTCAAACGCAATCGTGGGGATCTCACCCACAGTGCAGTTCAGCGAGAAGGTGCCGCGACAGCCAGTTGCCTTGTGCAGCACGCCGTCGTTATTGAAATAGATGGTGACCGAGCCGGGCGCCGCGTTGCTGTTGGGCGTATAGGTAACGCTGGTGCTGGCCGATACGGTCTCAGTGAAGGAGCACGCTTTCAACAGCGGGCCATAGGCGGGTGCAGTGCCGGCGGTGCCAGAACCTGCTAGCTCTACCTCGAAATTGACCAGCACGCGGGTCTGTGCTAGCAGCTGCTCGGATTGGCCGAGGTAAGGCCGGATCAGCTCACGGCTGACAGTCTCAGCCTCAAGCGGCGTAACTTCAATGTTGCGGACCAGAATTGCATTGGATCCAACAAGAGGCGTAGGGTCGACGCCGTAGGTAGTTTCAATTTCAGCCAGCAGCAGCTGGCGGCGGGAAAGCAGCGGCATGGCTTGAGGCCGGGCAAGATCTTTCCTCTATCGTAGCCGGCCTAGCTTGTGGTCAGATTGGCAACCGAAGTGCGATAACGCACAAGGTATTCGCAGCCAATTACACCAGCAGGCTGATCCGCTTCAATTATGTCAAAACTCACCGACTGTGGTTGCACATCGATGGCATAACCGCCCAGCGTCAGATCCGCCATGATCTTGCTGTGCAGGCTTTCGATGATCGGATCAGCGGTCTGATCCGGCACGGTGCCGCGCACGATCACCGCGATCCGTACCGTCAGGCTCCAATCCAGCGTGGGCAGGCTGGTGTTTTGCTGCGCCGTATCGGATACGGGCTCGATCACGATGGCCGGGCTTTCGCCGCGGCTCAATGGTTCCACTCTGCTGCGGTAGATCCGCGTGCTGACTCCCGTGGTGCCGGTGAGCGCCGTGCGGATCGCGGTTAATACCTGTTCGCGTTTGGTGGTCATCGTTAGGCGGAGGCGACTTGCACGACTGTGCAGATGATGCCAGGGATGGCAGGATGCGCCGGGCTGGTTTCTGCAGCCTCAGCGTGGATATAGGCGGCGACGTTGCTTGTCATCCACATCAGCTCGATGTAGTCGTTTGCCACCAAGCCCAAAACGAAGTTGACCGTGCCGATCACGTTGCCATGCACGTTGCCATGTTTTGCAATGATGCTGAAGCGGCTGTCGCTGTCGGGCACGTTACCGGCAGCGCCGGCATTGTTCTTGCGAAGCCACACGTTGATGTCGTGGATCGAGTTGTCAGTATTGCTGAACTGAATCGAGAAAGTGAAGCTGTAAATACCTGGATAGTCGACCGTGATGCGACCCTCTGAGATGACCCTGATCCCGCGGCTTGCCGTGTCAACCTGCCGCAGCTTGATTGGATATGCCGTGTTGATCGCAGCTGCAACCTGTGAGGTGCTATCCCAGGATGATCCCCAGTAACCAGGGCAGCCGTGATATGGCAGACCCACCCATGGGGATCGACCATTGCCGATCTTCAGGTTCTGCGTGTCGCTCTCAAGGCCGAACTCGCCTGCCGTCAGCACAGGATTCAGCGCTGTCCACTGGCTGCGTGTGTTGACCTTGATAGGACCGCTCATGTCTTTTGCAATCCGAGTTGCACAAACTTACCGTCATCCATCAGCATGGCCTCTCTGACGGTATAAGCAGCCCCATCCACAGTGATCGAATCGCCGCGGATGAGACTGCCGAAGTTTGAGGTTCTGGCCGTCAGCGTGTAGTCGGTGCTGAGCACCATCCCATCGCTAACAATCTGGCTTGGCATGTCCAGGATTCCCTTCGCAGTAACGGCGCCAGCAGTGCAGCTGACGCCAAAGTCTGCGAGGAACACATCCAGATCCTCAGTGAACGCCATGCTCAGCTGTACTTCTTGGAGCCGAGAGCCTGAACCGATACAGCGCCGGTGCCGGTGCCGCCGGAAACAGTGAAGAGCACGCGAACGTAACGACGGAGATCGTTGCTGTTCAGGTAGATCTTCTCGCGGAATGCGGTGTTAGCGGCAGCAGCAGTGAAGCCGCCACCGGTCACGTCCACGAAATCGCCGGAAGTGGTGGTGTTGCTGTGCTGGATCTTGGCGGTCAGGGTGACGCCAGAGCCGGCAGCAGCAGCATCGATGATGAAGGCAACGTCGCCCTCATAATCCACGAGATCAACGTTGGCAGGGGTGCCAGCGCCGGTGGATCCCACCACTGCGTTGTTGTGAACTGAGAGCAGATCGGTTTTCGATCCGAGGTTGTGGATGGTCATGATTTTGCCCTCCGTCGGGGGGTGGTTGGTTTGGGTGCAGGCTGAGCGATAACCTCAACCGCTTCTGCAACCGAGGCCGCGGCCTCAATCGCTTTGCCGATACCGATCAGGAGTTTGGCGTCAGAGGGGGAAGCCTCTAGGACTTCCCCGATCTTCACCACTCGGCCCGAAAGCATCGTCTGCCGTAGGACCTTGATCAACATGATCAGAGGGTGTCGTTGCCGCGGCTGAAGGATTCAGGGTGACGGACGGCAATGTCCACATCCTGCATAGCCACCACGCGGACGGTGCCGGAGGTGCTGTTGGTGTAGGGGTCCACCATCAGATCGAGGCCAGAGAAGTAGCCGATGATCAGGTCAGCGAAGTTGCCAAACCACAGATCGCCGGTAGCAACCTGATTGGAGAGCACGCCGGTGTAACCGTTGACCTCGTTGCCTTCCATGATGAACATGCCGGAGCCGGCATCTTTTTTGGCGGTCTTGAGGCCGCCGCGCATTGCAGCGTTCATCAGGTAGACGGGGTTGCCCAGCAGCGCGTTGGCGGTAGCCACGTCGCTTTCCAGTGCCACCACTTCCTCAAAGGTGGGGGTAGCAGCAGCGAAGTTTTCGGTGCCGATGCCGGTGGTGAGCTTCAGGCCGAGGGGCTCACCGTTGGAGCCGGTGCCATAGAGGCCAGCCAGGTCGATCTTCAGTGCCAGCACACGCGCCAGGTCGGTGCGCACCATGTTCTCCACATCAATGGAGGACTGGATCATCAGGCGGCGGCTGTAGTCGGTGAAGGCAGCCACGGTCTTAGGAGTCAGGCTCACCTGATCCACGGTCTGCTGCGACTCGTTGGGGGCGCCAGACTCAGCGACCCAATAAGCAGTGCCAGCGCCGGATTGACGGGGGATTGCCACGTTGCCGGTGAGGCCGGTCAGCACGGTGGCGCCAGCCTGATCCAGAGCGGAGGCATTGCGCAGCAGATCGATGAAGCTGCCAGCATCCAGCTCGGTAGCAACCAAATTGCCGCCAGCGGTAGCAGCGCCCACGTTCAGATCACGGCGCAGCACATCCTGGGGGATGGTGATGCCGCGGGACTGACGGCCGAGCTTGGCGGCAGCAGCCTCAGATGCTTCAATCTCGAACGCAGCAGCCTCACGGGCCGAGCGGTCGGTGGGGTTTGCCAGATAGTTGATGGCACGCATGAAGGAGAAGCTGCGGCTCTCCTGCGCGGTCAGGCCGATTTCAGCGGCGCTCATGGTCACGGGCTCCTGTTTGATGTCGAGGTTATCGAGCACAGCAGCGCGAGCATCGTCGATAGAACGACCAGACTCGATCAGCTGGCGGCCGAGATCGGCCATGCCGTGCTTGTCGCACAGCGCGTTAATGCCAGCGATGCGGGAGCGCTCAGCCTCAGCGGCTTCGGCCCGCACCACTGCCAGATCAGGGGTGGTGGTTTCCATTGCAGGAATGGGATCAGGTGTAGGTGCTGCCGAGGCAGCTTGCTCGGCCTCCAAGCTTCGGCCGATACCGACGCCGGGGTCAGCCGGCACCGATACGACGGAAACTTCATAAGGAGACCAGGCAGTAGCAACAAAGTCGCCACTGCCGCGCTCTTCCATTTTGTCGATGGAGTAGCCAAAGGAGACATTGCGAAGAACGCCATCCTTCACATCACTCAGGATTTCCTGAGCGAAAGGATTGCGGCTGAACCGCACACGTGCATAACCGCGACGACGTTTGCCGTCGATGTATGCACGCTCCACAACGCCAATCACGCGATCAGGGTTGTGGTTGAACAGGAGCGGCGCCCCATCGTTTAAACGGCTGAGATCAGCTGCTTTGCCTTCATGGCTCAAGATCTCATTGCCGAAATAACGGGCAACAGGAAACTCAGAGCTAAAAGGGAACTCATAGGTGCGATCCTCAACCTCATCAAAGGTTGTGAGCTCTGCTCGTTGGTGGCGGCCAAGGCCAGGCATTGCCCGTTCCTCGCCCGTTGCCTCCTCGAACATGATCGGATCCATCTCGTGCTCGCTCAGCCAGGTGCGAGCCTCATCAGTGGTGAACTGCTGAGCATCAAACCGTACCGCCTGGATCTCGCTCTCGCCTTCCTTAATTCCGTAGATGAAATCGATGCCATCACCACCGGCATCATTCTCGCGACGCAGTTCGTCGTACTGATCGGGATCAGTCAACCTGGCTGCGTGCTCATTTGGATAAGGCCGCGCCTCTTCCATTTGTCTACCCTGCAATGCCTTGATTCTATCCGCCTCAATCATCGCCATCGTCTAGCTCCAGTTCGCCTTCGGATTCGTCCTCTTCCTCCTCATCCATCGGCAGCTCCGCATCCTCAAACGCCGGCTCGCCGCCCATCGTCACAGCAGGCTGTGATCCACCGCCAGCGTTGACCTCGCTCGGATCTGTATCGAGCACGATGTCCATCTCGTCGAGCATGGCCAGCTCAGCCTGACGGGCAAGCAGCACATCATCGAGATCGCCGCCCTGCTCGCTGATCACTTGGCCCAGCGTCTTGAAGCCACAGCGCACCGCATCCTTGTAGGCGTTTACCTCGCGTTGCGGGTCCACCCATTCCCAACTGCGGGGGATCCACCGGCTGGCCTTATAGCGATCCGGATTTGTTTCGTATGCAGGCAGGTTCAGCTCACCGCTCAACACCGCCATATCAAGCCAGTTCTCGTAGACGATCTGATGGAAGTTCTCAATGAAGAACCGCTGCAGCACCTTGTACGTGTCGCGCTCCTCCAGCAGACTCAACCGGCTGCTGCTGTAGTTGCTTTCTGAGAAGTTCTTGCTGATGCTCTCGAAACTGACGCCAACGCCAGCCGCCACAGCACGCAGCATCGAACGGGTGAATGGTTCCAGCTGGCCATCAGGTGCGTTGAGATCGGGCACCGTCACGCTTTCACCAGGCGCCAGATACTTGAACACACCAGGAGAGAACTCACTCACCCGGTCGCCCTCGTACACCTCATCGCCGATCAGCTCACCCTCAGGCGATTGGATGAATCCCATCAATGCGCTGCTGGCGCGAGCCCGCACCACCTCGGCCTCCTCATAGCCCTGCAGCATGTGCAGCCGCATCAGCGCCGATGCGAACCACGTGACGCCGCGTGTCTGCCCTGGCCGCTCTGACAGGAACAGGTGGATGACCTCATCAGCAGGCACTCGGATCCGTCGGCCGTTCGTCCGCGGGTTGCCCGCATACGTATCACCGGGATGGTTTGCATAGAAGTGGTAGGCCTGCGGCCGCAGGTAGACATCCACCTCGATACCCATCCGCACCGTGTTGCCGGCCGCGGCCTGCGGGATGTCATCGTCGATCAGGTAGTCAGCCTCAAGCACCTGCAGCGCAAACGGCACACGCGACCCACCAAATGGCTGGCGGATCATCCGCACAAACACCTCGCCGCTCTCGGCCAGACTGCGGCATAGCAGGCGCTCCATGTCGTGGAAGCCCAGCAGGCCGCTCACATCACAGCGGCTTTTGTGCATCCACCGCTCCCATGCCTCATGGATCTGGCCGTTGATCCCCTGATCCAGTCGCCCGCCACGCTGCATCCGCACCTGCGACTGATGCTTGATGCCATGCCCGATCACATTGTTCTGAATGCTCCGCAATGCCTGTCGCGCATAGTCGTTATCACGGCACAGCTGCCGCGCACGATTGCGTAGCGCCTTGAAGCTGCTCTTAATCTCGCTGTCAGCACTGGTGCCGCTTGTCACCCAGTCGGCCGTCAGCCTGCTGACACGCGCACCCTGATACGCCCGCGCACGTGGCCGCGTCGGCTCAAACCCCATTGCCTTGAATAGCCGCGTGCGCAATCCCATCAGAACCTCACGAATAGGTTGTGCGGGTTGCCCAAGCCATTGGCGATCAGGTCCGCCATTTGCTCACGCTTCACCTCAGCCTTCAGCCTACTTTCACGCTCCATCAGCTCGGCCAGATCCAGCTTCGTGAAGCTCCGGCTGCCGATGCTGTACTGCTTAGCGCCGCCGCTAACAATCGCGCGGATCGCAGCCTGCACTGCATCCAAATCGATCTGCGCCTGCGTGCGCCCATCAAATGCGCCCGGTGTGCCCGCATAGGACAGCGCCGCATCCACCGTCAGCTGGCCGGCGCCCAGGGTCACCTTCTCGCTGCCGGCAGTAGCAATCGCCTGCCAATACCACTGCCCCGCATCAAATGCCGTACTCGTGCTAGCGGCAATGGTGAACTCCCATCCCGTGCTATACGCGGTGCCCGTGACCGTGGCACCCTCGCTAGCCGTATTGGTGCGCAGGTAGTAGGTCAGCGTCCACGTCGCGCTGCTGATCTCATTGCCCAGATTGTCGACGCCCGCAATATCACGCCAACGCACCGTGTCGCCTGCCCTGATTGTCGCGGGGATGTTCACGGCCTACCAGTTGCTGACGAATCCTGGCCCAACCGCAGCGGGCGGCTGTTGCTTCCTCGATCTTAGCGGTGCTTTCTTGCCCTCCTCCAACTGCACTCTCAACTGTTCCCACATCGTCGCCTTATTCATTCGCCGCCCATAGATCAACATCGCTGCGTAGCCATACACCGCACAGTCCAACGCCTCGTTGCGATCGCCGGCTTTCTTCACCCATTCCCTGATCGGGAAGCCACGGTGATACCGCAACGCCTGCCGCTCGCTCGTGAGCTGGCGGTAATACTCATCATCGGCAGCAAGGCCGAAGTTCAAGCCACCGGTGGTCTCGTTATGGCGCAGCCGCCCGAACAGCGTCGTCTTGATCGTGTCTGTGCCCAGCTGGTACAGCGTCACGCCGCGTTTGATCACATTCCCACGCCAGTTCACGTCCACCTTGCTGCCCTTGCCAAC